AAGAAGAGGAGGAATAACTAATGCTCATGCTAAACCAACTAACAGAGGAGCAGCGGCTTACCAAAGCCGTTGTTTCCATCATGGGGAACCCGAAGTACACGGCGCTTGCCGGTGTGCTGATGATCGGGAACCGCAACATCGTGGACGACCCGTCCGTACCAACCGCATGTACCAATGGACGTGACGAGATGTACGGACGTGAGTTTGTAAAGCAACTCAACGACGCCGAGCTTAGGTTCTTGGTGTTGCACGAGGTGTACCACAAACTGTTCCGGCACCTGACAACGTGGCAGCACTTGTTCAAACAAGACGCCGAACTTGCGAACATGGCGTGTGACTACGTCATCAACCTCAAGATCGTGGACGACAACGCGAAGGATAAGTTCGCCACGATGACAGGTGTTCTCGAAGACGGATGTTATGACCGCGAGTATGTCGGCATGGATACCGCACAGGTGTACAACTTGCTACGTAAAGACCAAGATGGTGGTCAGGGTAGTGGCTCACTACCTAATGGACAGCAGCCGTTCGACGAACACGATTGGGATGGCGCGGAAGAGATGACCGCCGATGAACAACGTGAACTCGCACGGGAGATCGACGAGGCAGTACGCCAAGGTGCGTTGGTTGCAGGTAAGATGGGCAGCGGTGGTGATCGTGACCTAGCCGAACTGCTACAGCCACAGGTCAACTGGCGCGAGGTGTTGCGTGAGTTTGTGCAGACTACATGCACAGGCAGTGACTACTCTACCTATCGCCGACCCAACCGCAGGTACTTGTCCAGCGGCATGTATATGCCTAGCGGTATCAGTGAGCAAGTCGGGGAACTGGTGGTTGCGATCGACACGTCTGGGTCAATCGGACAGCGGGAACTCTCTGCGTTTCTGACCGAGGTCAAAGAGATATGTGACGCGGTACACCCCGAGGCTGTACGCCTGATGTATTGGGACACCCGGGTATGTCGTGACGAGAAGTATGACATACACGAACTCGATACACTTGTGCAATCTACCAAACCAGCAGGGGGTGGCGGCACTGACGTTACCTGTGTCACCGATTACATTCGGGACAACAACATAAACGCGCAAGCTGCAATCGTGCTGACCGATGGCTACCTATTCGGTGGCTGGGGTCAGTGGACAATGCCTGTGTTGTGGTGTGTCATGGATAGCGGCAGAACCGCAGACGTAGGTAAAACTGTACACATAAAGTCGAGGGATATGTGAGATGGGAAAACACGCGACCAATCGTAGGGGGGAACGCGAGAACGGACGCTTGTTCCGATCTAGCAGGCGGCGCGATGCCTACTTCCGTAAACTGAAAGAAGAGAAACTAACCAAGAGAGAGAAAAATAAAATGAGCAAGATGGGAAACTACGTTGTGGGTCTACAGGAGGAGCCCACATATATAAACTGTCCCGAGTGCGAGGGCGAAGGCACAGTCGAGCGCGAAGTCTGGGTGCGCCAAAGTGCAACTTGGCATGGCGACTTTGAGTCGAAAACGCAGGATTGCGATAACTGCAACGGCGCAGGTAGGATCGAAAGGGATGACGATGCTTGAATACTTAGAAAGCGAAAATGTTACTTGTGGCAAGATCATGCGACACGAGGCAAGTGGTGATGCTAGAGAGACTAGGGTTTGGACATACCGCAATGACCTTGGAGAAGAATTTCTAGCGGGTAGTAAAGCGGAGTGCCGAAGAGTGGCCCTCAAAGATTTACGTCTGTGCCGTGTTGATCTGGTTGCAGAATACAAAGCCGCTGGAGGTATTCTCAAGTTTGAGTACTCTGATACCTTCCAGAGGCAAAATATAAACGATCTTGCGGACTTACTAAAAATAGCGCGAGGCCGCTGGGCATGGTTTGAAAAGCTACATAAGGCAGTGTGCAAAGAAAATAAGGAGTTGAAATCTAAGCTAAAAACAATCTCAAAATATGCAGGGGGCAGCAATGACTGAAGAAGAAGTACAGAAGAAGATCGAAATCGCTGGTGCGGTCGGTGCTATCTTTGGCTTTGCCAGTGGCGTTGGCATGATGCTACTGGTCGCTATAATCTTTTGAAGGAGTATCGTGTGGGTAGCCGTTGAAATCTAATGTGACGCATTCGGTAGCAACGCCGTCCGAAGTAAACAACCGCCATTCCCGTGGCGAGGTGGTTTATCTTGCAGATGGAAGCTACCCACTCAACTAACCTAAACGAAACTAAGATCACAAGGAAGACTAAAAATGTTAACATATACAACTTATCGTTCTTTTGCAGAGGTAGTGGCTCACTACGATCGCATCACCCCACTGCGCGGCGCGCAGAACAAAGGCAAGGACATCCGCCCTATTGGTGATCGCCGCCGCAAGTACGAACGTATCGTGAAGATCAGCAACAGCTGCTACGCCTTGTCCGATGGGTATCACTTTGGTGACAAATACTTCGGTAGATTTATTTATGGTGCGCAGGTCTTCACGCCGACACTCGCAGACATGGAGAAGTATGCACCCATCGTGTGGCGTAAGAAGCGTGATGGCACCGAAGAAGTCACCCTGCGTAACGGCTGGGGTCCGGGTTTGCACAACGGCAGGTACGAATTCATATACCGCCATTCGCCACTGCATATGGGGTTCCGCATTCAAAATGGCAAACAATTCGTCGGGGCAGGCGGCACGGACTATTATCTGGCCAAGTCAACAACGATGCCGAAACAGATACACGAAAAGTTAACCAATAACCAATTTTACAAGTGGGCTTCACCGCGTGACGACAACTCTGCAGTTAAGTTCATACGTATCGAGGGTGGGTGGCAACATGTCGAGGGTACAGGACGCAGCTTGCCAAAAGCGCCGACAGTCAACAAAGACCTCAAGGCCAAGTTCAAGGACGACATCAAGAAATTCTTCGAATGGGGTATGACTATGTCGCCGCTATTGCCGCTGGGGGACAGCGATTACAAGGGAACACAAATGGCAGACCTGTACGCGCACTACGAACAGAAGCCGAATTGGCAGGGGATACAACCTGCGCCGCTTGTGGCTCGCAGTATCGTGCGTGACGATCAACATGATGCGCGGCTTGCGTTGTGGGTACTCTTCGCCAAGGACTGCACCGATGATAACTATGGGTGGCATTGGAACATAAAGTATCTAACCCAAACGGTAAAAACCAAGGAGGACTTAGCCAAAGTACGCTCACGCTACAACGCGTTCATCAATAAACAACTAGGCTTTATGCAGAAGTAATGTGGAGAACAATTATGCCTCAACTATCACTCAAACTCGTAAAAGATATCATTGCACAGAAAGACGTCGATCGCCCGTGCGAGTTCGGCACTATGGACATGGCGCATGAACTCACGCTGAAGGTTCGCGGTATCGCAGTCGCTCGGAGAAGCACGGACTCCATGTGGGTGTACCGCCCCCAAGATACCTACGCCATGGGGTACATAGGCTACTGTCGAGTGCACGATACAGGCGACCAAGAGCAGCGTTACGCGGTGTTCTCGCCCAACATACACAACGGCAAGTATAACTATGGTGAGAAACAGCACATGGCTAGTGCCCTGCATAGACCCAAGGGTGTTGCCAACGCAGCAAAACATCTACGCCCGTTGACTACCAAGCAAGTGCTGGAGTTTACGCAAGGGGAGTTTGTCAGCGCCTTGTTCGATGCAAAGTCCACAGCACGGAGCCAAGTGGCTAGGGCTACGCAGCAGATCGACTACAAACTGTTTCCCTTGGAACGCTTCCGCAAGTCGGACACAACCCCATTGCAGGATGAACTCCAACGCATACTGAACTCGGACTATGTGTTCGTTGATAAGGAACTCGAAGCCCAACTCCACGCGGCGTTCGCCGCGGTTGCGGAGCATGAAGAGAGCAAGAAGCTACACGAAGCGAAGCATACATTCATCGAGGTTGTAGAGGCTCACGGCAGAAATACTTTCCGTGGGTATGCCGAAGTGAACGATGACCGCGGCCTTGGCCGCTTGGCGGATACGCAGGAGAACTTGTTCTACTTCACGCAGGAAGAACTACCGGATCGTTTGATGGGTGCGATGTCCGTGCTGTCGATGGTGGAGGTAGGGATATACGTTTCCGGCGTTGGGTACCGAGCCGCTAACAATATGTTCTATGTGAGGTGCGAGTAAAACAACGTGAAAGCTCCAAACATAGTAACATACCGCGTAACGATACATCCTACTACGGGAGATGT